TCGGGAACCGTCAACTACACCGTGCAGCTTTCGAACGACGACCCCAATTCCTACGGCAACCCGATCGCGCGCGCCGCTGTCTCGTGGGACGGCACAGCGGCCGGGGCGAACGTCACCAACGCCACGACAGAACAGACGTGGGCCGGCATCCCCGTCGGTTGGGCGCGCTTGCTGCTCAACAGCAACACCAACCCCGGCAACGTCCGCATGACGCTCGTTCAGCATCTAAGCGTTCCTGTGTAATATGGCCTCCGCTGGGACGACAAGTTCGACCTACGGTTTCGCGCCGTCTGTCGGCGACCTCGTCATCGCCGCCTATCGGCGTATCCAAGTCCATCGCGCCGAGATCGTCACCGAGCATTTCGCCGATGCGAAGATGGAACTGAACCTCATGCAGGTTCAGTGGGCCAATCTAGGCCCGCTGCTGTGGACGGTCGATCTTCAGACGATCACGCTCATCCCAGGACAGGCGACGTATTCGGTGCCGGCCGACACGGTGATGATGCTGGATCTCTACGTGTCGACGGTGAACGGCGACGGCACGAACTCGGATCGGACGCTGACGGCGCTCAGCCGCACCGAGTACGCCTCAATGCCCGACAAGGGTACGCAAGGCGGTCTGACGAGCTTCTGGTTCAACCGCCAGATCTCACCGACCGTGACGCTGTGGCCGGTGCCGGACGGGCAGGAAACGACACTCTCCTACTACCGCTTCACGCAGATGCAGGACGCTATCACGTCCAATGCAGCGACGCCGCAGGCGATGTACCTGTGCCTCGACGCCTATGTGGCAGGGCTGGCGCATCGGCTTGCGAGGATATATAGGCCAGATAGCGAGGCGGCGCGCGAAGCTGATGCCACGAAAGCGCTGAATTTGATGTTCAGCCAGGTCGTCGAGAACGTGCCTTTATACATCCAGCCCGTGACGTACGGGTACTGGAGGAACTGAGTGCTGGATGGCTTGGAGACCGCACGCACGAGTTAAGGTCAGCGCCCGCTCCCCAAGAGCTTGTGGCGTATGCGATCGTTGCGGCATTCCGACCAACCACTACAATCTGCGATTCCAGTTTGACTGGACCGGACTGCGGTTACAGAACCTTCGCCTGAGGGTCTGTGAGCGTTGCTACGACATCCCGCAACGACAACTCGGCGCGAAGATCCTCTCTCCTGACCCGCTGCCGATCTTCAACGCGCGGCCCGAGCCGTTCACGACGACAGGTCTCAGCTATCAGGAAACGAACACTATGTGCCTGCCGCCTAGCCAATTCGTCGGCGGTGACGCCTTCGGCGGCGATTTCGGCGGCGACTTCAGCGGCAGCGGCGACCCGAGTCTCGGCCTCCAAGGCGACGGGCCGCAGATGACGATGCCGGACGGCACGACGCTGATGGTCATGCCCGCCAATCCTCCAGGGATCGCACCGTAATGGCCGCCACCACGCTCGATCAACTCCCTCCGGCGCTCGCCTTGAACGGCGGCGAACTCGTCTGGCTCTATCAGCAAGGGCCGACCCTAGCGACGCCGTGGATCGGCGTTCGTTGCACGACAGCGCAGGTGGCGGCGTTCACGAAGGCGACGACGAACCTCCCCGGCTCCGGCTATGTCTCGATGCGGCAGTTGATCGCAGCGCTCGCCAGCCAAGGCAATCTCGTCTCGGTGTTCGACGCTCTCCCATCCGACATAACGAACTCGGCGAACATAGCGTACAACCACGCCTACATCATGAGCCAATCCGACCCGTTCATCACAGGCTTCATTCAACCGACGCTGAGCTTGAGCGGCGCGCAAGTCGCGACGTTGTTCGCTCTCGCGCTCACATTCCCGGTGTAGCGCCATGAGCCTCAACTACTCACAGTTCGTGACCGAACTCGCGCTGCTCAGCCAGTACGACGAGACCGACCCGAATTTCGTCTCGAACCTGCCGTCGTGCATCGACTACGCGACCGATCGGATTGTCAGGGAGTTGAATCTTCTCTCGACGGTCACATCCAACTCAACGTTGCAGACATCGACGACGTCGCGCGTCGTCAGTCTCGCCGCGCTCAGCCCGGTCTTCAACGTGCTGCAGGACATCAACCTGCTGACGCCGGCGGGGGTGACGAACCCCGATCTCGCCGCGCGCGTTCCTCTGACGATCCAGAGCCGCGCCTACATGAACCAGGTCTACGGCACAGCGCCGACGCAGCCCGGCGCCGTGACAGGGCCGCCGCAATGTTTCGCGCTGATCACAGATCAGACCATCATGGTCGCGCCCTACCCCGACGCCGTCTACAATCTGGAGATCGTCGGCACGGTCCGGCCGACGCCGCTCTCTGTCGCGAACCCGACGAACTGGATCGGAACCTATCTGCCCGATCTGTATCTGGCCGCCGCGATGATTCAGATGAGTGCGTTTAAGATGAACTTCGGCGCGATGTCAGACGACCCCAAGATGGCGATTAGTTGGAGCGACCAATACACCACTCTGCGTGATAGTGCGTCGGTCGAAGATGCGATGCGGAAGTACATGAGCACGGGTTGGACGTCGCAACTGCCGGATCAGTTCAATGAAAAAAGAACGTGACGTCTGATGCCTATGCAGACCGTCAAGCTGACGCCAGGATTTAACGCTGAAGGAACGCCGACGCTCAACACGTCGGCGTTCCAGTCCGGCAACCTAGTCCGATTTGCACCGAGCGGTCTCGTGCAAAAATTGGGTGGCTGGACGCGCTTCTACCCGACGGCGATCGGCTCGACGATCACAGCGATGCACGCCTGGGAAGACCTCGAAGGCGCTCTCCATCTGGCCTACGGCGCCACAGCGCAACTCGGCGTCATCACGGGCGGCGTTCTCGCCGACATCACGCCGCAGGTCACGACGACGAATCCCGCCGTTGCCTTCTCGACGGTCATCGGCAGTTCGACCGTCACCATCACCGACGTCGCCAGCAACACGACGATTTACGATGTCGTCGTGGTCGAGACGCAGGTCAGTGTCGGCGGCATAGTTCTGTTCGGCGTCTACCCGGTCGTGAAGGCGCTCTCCTCCGACCAATACGAGATCGTCGCTGCGTCGCCCGCGACCTCCACCATCACGAACGGCGGCGTCGTCCCGGTCTTTACAGCAGCGGCCGGCATCTCGGAAGTGACCGTCACGCTCCCCAACCACGGCTATTCCGCGGCGAGCACGTTCCCGGTCGTCGTTTCTGTTTCGGTCGGAGGCCTGACCCTCTCCGGCTTTTACAATGTGACCAGAGTCACCGACGCGAACAACTTCGTCATCACGGCCATCACGACAGCGGCAAGCAACGCGGTCGTCACTATGAACAGCGGCCTCGCCCGCCTCCTCTATTACATCGCTCCAGGCCCGAACAACCGCGGCTCCGGCTACGGCGACGGCGGCTACGGCATGGGTGGCTACGGCGTCGGCGTCCTGCCGCCGATCGCCACGGGAACGCCGATCACCGCTGTCGACTACACGCTCGACAATTTCGGCGGCACGCTCCTGGCGTGCCCGGCCAACGGCCCGATCTTCGCGTGGAGCCCGCAGAGCGGCCTGTTCGTGGCGCAGATGATCGCGCAGGCGCCGCCGGTCAATACCGGCATGTTCGTCTCCTACGCCGCGCAGATCATCATGGCCTATGGCGCCAGCGTGCTCGGCGTCCAAGACCCGCTGCTGATCCGCTGGTGCAATTCCGCCGATTACACGGTCTGGACGGCCGCCGTCGGCAACTCCGCCGGTTCCTATCGACTGCCGCGCGGTTCCAAGATCATCGGAGGCCTCCAAGGACCTCTGTTCGACATCTTCTGGACCGACCTCGAAATCTGGTCCGGCACCTACATCGGCCAGCCTCTGATCTACGGCTTCGCCTCGCTCGCGGCAGGCTGCGGCCTCGCCGGCAAGTTCGCCGCCGGCGTGTTGCTGAACACGGTCTACTGGCTGAGCTACACGCCACCGGCCGCGGCGGGCGCGGCGGTTGGCTCCGGCCAGTTCTACTCGCTGCCGTCAGGCGGCGGCGTGGCGCCCGTCGAGTGCTCGGTGTGGGACTACATTTTCGACCAGATCGACATCGCGCACATCGCCAACGTCCGCTGCGGCGTGAACAGCGTCTTCGGCGAGATCTTCTGGTTCTTCCCCGTCAAGGGTGGCAGCGGGCAGTGCTCGGCCTACGTCAAGTTCACGCCGGCGCTCAACGCCTGGGATTACGGAACGATGAACCGCTCGGCGTGGATTGACCAGAGCGTCTTCGGACCGCCGATTGGGGCCGACTCGGCGACGAACCTGATCTTCCAGCACGAGACGTCGAACGACGCCGACGGCCAGGCGCTCGGGGAGTCGTTCATGACGGGTTTCTGGTCACTCGCCGAGGGCGAGGACAAGATGGTCGTCGATCTCGTGCAGCCCGACATGAAGTGGGGCAAGATGGGAGCGGCGCAGACGGCGCAAGTCAGTCTCTCGTTCACCTATTCCGACTATGCCGAAGGCGCGACCCAGTACACGACGCCGACCTATACGATGGCGAACAGCGGGCCGCCCTTTCTAACTCCGCGGTTTCGGGGTAGAGTCGTGCAGATGAACGTCGGCCCGAGTTCGGCCGGGTCGTTTTGGCGGCTTGGCGGGCTGCGCATTCGAGCGGCTCCAGATGGGCGATTGTGATGGCTGACGTCCTCAACCTCCAGCAACTCATCAGCACGCTCCAGAACGTCGTCACCGGCATCAACGCCTTGAACCAGACGATCCAGACGTCGACTAGCGCGATCTTCCCGCAGACGCAGTCGACATCAACGTCCGCCGTCGCCGGCGCCATCGCGTCGCCGGGAGCCTTCGTCGGCTTCATCGACGTGACCTTGCCTGACGGCACAACCGCGAAGATTGGCTACTTCTCATGACCGTCATCGTCGGTAGACGTGGGTTTCTGAAAGGCTTGGCGGCGCTCGTCGCCGCGCCGGCTATCGTCCGCGCGGCGAGCATCATGCCGGTGCGGACACCTAAGCTAGTCGTCCCGGCGGCCGACTTCTCGACAGATAGCATATTGATAAAGTCGTATGAGCGCTACGCTATATCTTGGACAGATTGGCGCGCCGTATACTCGTCTTTCCCGACCCAACACTCGGCACTGTTCGAGGCGGCATGACCCAGGCAGCGCGCTACGCTCTCTCCTTGCTGCGGAAGGCCGCCGGGGGCGCCGTATCCGGCCCGCTGCACGGCACGGACGGTGGGCGCACCGACACCCTTCCGATCTCTGTTGCACCTGGCTCATATGTGGTTCCAAGCGACGTTGTGAGCGGCATGCCGGGCGCGCAGGGCAACTCTCTGGCCGGTCACGCGGCGCTGGAGAAGCTGATGCGGTCGCTCCCGCTGTCGCCCGACGCAAGCCCTTACGGCGTCACCACTCCGGATCTGAAGACGGCGCGTACGATGCCGGGTCTCGTCAGCGAGCACAGACTGGCGGAGAAGGGGCTCGCCAGCGGCGGCAAGACGGACGAACACGCGCACGAGCCGGTTCCTATTCTCGCTGCCGCAGGTGAGCATGTGATCCCCCCGGAGTTCGTTCGTCGCATCGGGCTCGGAAATTTGGATCGGGGCCACGAAATACTCGACCGTTTCTGCATGGAAGTGCGGAAGAAAAACATAAAGGATCTTCGCAAGCTTCCAAAACCAGCTAGAGATTAGGGCGAGATGAGCGACTTCGACATAGAGAACGATATACGGCTGGCGACGCCGGACGACTTTCAAGAACTGTTTCGGATAGCCTGCCTACTACATTCTGAAAACGGTGCTCACGCCTTTAGTAAGGACAAGGTCACGAAATTGATTTGGCGGGGGTGTAACAGAGACAACTCCATTATTGGAGTAATCGGAAATCACAATGACATACGAGCCATGATTTTCCTATCCATAGAACAGCCCTACTACAGCGACGAACACCAATTGGTGGAACTATGGAACTACGTCAGGCCTGATTCTAGGAAGTCTGACTTCGCTAAGAAGATGATTCTGTTTGCAAAAAAATGCGCCGTAGATACTAAACTGGTCTTGATGATTGGGGTCATCTCATCCAAGCAATTAGAAGCAAAGTCGCGTTTATATTCACGTCTCCTGCCTGCAGGCGGTACGTTCTTCATATATCGCCCTGATTCGTGCGGTACGTAGATGGTTGGGAGAGACCCGGAGAAACGCCGTAAGTGGCTCGAAGAGTATAAAGCTTCTGAGCGCGGGAGAAGAACGCAACGCGAGTATTACCTACGTAATAAAGATACGTACGTGGCTCGCTCTAGGAAAGACTACGCCGATAACGTGAAAGCTAAACGTGAGGCTGCGAGGGAGGCCAGAGAAGCGAACCCGGAGAAATACCTAGAGATAAAACGAGTATTCAGAGACAAGAACAGAGTGAAAATAAACTCGGCGCAAAGGATGTATGCTAAAAGTAAGCCGGACTTGATAAACACGCTTAACCGCAATAGACGTGCTAAGAATAAGAAGGCCGAAGGCTTCCATACGGTC